ATCGCGACGAAGGTTTCGGGGCCGGGCGTCCCGTCGCCCTGCCCGACGAGCACTTCGGTGCCGTACCCGATGAACGCATCACCCGCGTAGAAGTCGCCTGTCACGTCCGGCATGCTGTCCTCCAGTCTTCTGCTCTTCAGGTCGTGGGGTCTTGCTCGTGACGAGATCGGTGCGGCGATAGACGAGCCGGTATTCCTGCAGAATGCGCGCGATCCGCAGTTCGCCCGGGTCATACGCCGGGACGCGCGCCGGCAGGGGCCCGCGAAAACTGCCCGTGACGCGGATCGTGTCGACCGTGAACCGCACGCCGCTGAGCGCCTGATCGATCGCCTCGGCGAGCTGCTCGACGGTGTCGTACGGGTCGGGCCGGGTCGCGTCGTATTCGTTCGCGAAGGCGTCGATCTGCACGCCCGCGCGCCAGAAGTTCACCGGGCCCCGAAACTGATAGGTCGCGGGATCTTCGAAGAGCGTCACGAGGACCGCGGGATACGTCGGTTGCTGCGGCAACTTGAGTTGATACACACGGGCGCCGGCGAGCGCGGCGACGCCCGTCGCGTCGACGAGATGCTGACAGACGGCATCGGTGATCGTCGTCATGTCAGCCGACCTTCGCCCGGGTCGAGAGTTCGAGCGCCCGGCGGGGCCCGACGACGGCCGCGCCGACGATGTCATGCACGCGCCCGTACGCGACGAGGCGCCGCAGTTTCACCACGTCGAGCAGCTCGGGATCGCAGTCGGCGCGATAGGGGATCGTCCAGGTGTCATCGCCGCGACCCGAGAGTTGATGCGCGCCGAAACTCTCGTCGCCCCCGCCGGTCGTGCGGTTCGCGTAGAGCGTGACGAGCGGCGTCCAGTCTTCGATCGGATACCGCGTCGTGCCGAGGTCGTCGGTGCAGGCCTCGATCGTGATGAGGCGGTCGCGGAGGCCGGCGGCGTTACGGTCGGCCATCACGCCACCACGAGCGGTTGCAGGCGCCGCAGGAGTCCGATGATCGCGGGCAGGAGATCCGTCTGCGGCCATCGCGGCGGTTGATCGGGCGCATCGTCGCCGCGGAACCGCCAGAGCTCGCCGAGTTCGAGCAGCATCGCCCGTTTCGCCGGCAAGGGGATCGTCGCGGCATCCCAGGCGGCCGTCGTCTCGCGCATGCCGGGCGTGAGGTTCAGATAGTCGAGGATGATCGCCTCGGCATCGGTCATCGCCGCCGTCACCACGGCATCCTGGTCGGTGTCCGTCAGGGGCAACCGGAGATGATCCTTGGCGTCCGCGAGGGCGATGAAGGCCGTCCGCGTGAGGCGAAGGGCATAGTGATCCGCGATCTGCGCGGGCGTCAGGGCCGTGTGATAGATCGCGAACTCGTCGAGCGAGCCCTGCGCGCCGTAGACGTAGCCGCCGCCATATTGCGCGTTCATCAACGTCGTCTCGCCGCCGGTCGGCACCAACGCGCCCGCCGGTTGCGTGGTCGTCGACGTCCCGGCGAGGACGCCGTCTTTGTAGAGATACCCGGTGCCGACGTTGGCGCCGTCGCGCGTTAAGAGGAAGACGTAGTGATGCCACGCGCCATCGGCGTACGCGGTCCCCCAGATGTCGGTTTGCAGGGAACCGCCGCCCGGCTTTTTCACAAACGCGCTGAAGACATTCGGCCCAATCCACACGCTGAAGATCTCGTCGTCGCCGACCTTGACGATCGCGCCGCCGGCCACAGGCGAGAGCGTCGGCGTCCTGAACCAAAATTCGACGGCGAAGCCGCCGGCGCCCAGATTCGCATACGCGCCGTTGGGGATCGTGATCACCGTGCCGGCCGCGCCGCTGAACGCCATCGCCCGATCGCCATCCGCCGTCGCGCCCGGCTGCGCGAGCGTCACGCCGCCGGTGATCGTGCCGCGGTACCCGCCGACCTCACTCGCCGCGATCACCCCGCTCGTTTCCGCCAACCGCCAGTAGGCGACCGCGCCATCCTGCAGGATCCGATCGCGATAGGCGCTCACGGGCGCCCGTCCTTCCCGTCGCGCCCGTTCTGACCCCGCTTGACGGCCAACGTCCAGTCCGCCACGCCGTTGCCGGGCCGGGCCGGCGTCATGTCCGCGTCACAATGCCAGACCGACCCGTCGTACGTGACGCAGTCGCCTTTCTCGTAGGTCTTCCCCGGCACGAAGACGCCGTGGTACTGCATCCCGGGCTTGCCGTCCTGCCCGTCCTTCCCGGGCGCCCCAGGCGCCCCAGGTGCGCCGCGTTCGCCGGGAGGGCCCGGAGTCGGGGGGCGCGCTTCAATCGCCGCCACGCGCTCGCAAATCGGTCCTAGGGCCGTTCTGAGGGCAAGTTCGTGCGTCGTGCGTTCGTGCACAAGGGCGGCGTCGATCGCGCGACGGATCAAGTCGGCCACGATCGGGACGTCCTGCTCGGTCATGCGGCGAGCCCGAGGGCGGCCTCGAGCGCCTTCCGCAGGGCGTCGGGCGCGAGGTTATTCGCCGTCGGCGGCGTGACGGGCGCCGGCGGGGTCGGTTGCCGGGTCGGGAGTTCCCGCTCGGCCAGGAGCCGCAGAGGCCAGTTCTGCTCCTGCAGGTACGGCGTCTCCCCGCCCTCAACGGGCTCCTTGCCGAAATAATCCTTGCGCGCCTCGTTGGGACTGAGGGCCCCGCGTTGAATCGCTTCGCCGGCGACCTTCGCGCGGGTCTCGTGATCCATCCAGATCAGATCGTTCACGTCGAACTCGACGCCGTACTGCGTCCCGTTGATCGGCTGCAGGAGCCCGACGCCTTCCTCGTACGACGCTTCAAAGTTCGCCATCAGGGGATGGAGGGCATCCGCGTAGAACATCTGGACGAGCGGCCCGAAGTTCCCATAGGGCGGGGTCGTGCCGATCTCGATCATGAACCCCGGGACGTGGTAGCACCGCGCGACGTCCTCGCCCGTCCACTGGAGCTGCTTGATCAGCTCGGCGTCGACAGCATTCATGGCGAGCGGGTCGTACTTCATGCCGTTTTGGAGGATCGCGACGCGCCCGCTCGCGCGCCCCTGCCACAAGGTTTGGATGTCGGCGAGCTGCTCCTGCGTCACGGCGCCCGGCACGGTGATCACGCCCGGGGGTTGCGACCCGTTGGCGAAGAGCGCCGTCGAGTTTTTCTGGATCGCCAGGCCTTGCAGGGCGGCCATGCCGCAGGCGTAGATCGGCGACACGCCGCAGAGCGGGTGATAGAGACAGATCATCGGGTCGTGAATGATCTCGGAGGCCGGCACGGTGCGCTCGACCACGACCTCGGCGAGCGGATCGACGTTGACGCTGTAGTAGACGGACCCGTCGGGCGCGACGAGCGGCCACACCCGCTGCGGGTTCAGGACGTAGAGCGCAACGACGACGCCCCGCTGATCGCGTTCCTTCAGGACGTAGGTGTTACCCCACATCAATTTCGACGTCATCCACTGCTCGACGAATTTGATCCAGGTCTGGTAGCGGTTCGGCTTCCGCATGACCGGCGAAAACGCGGGGTTCGTGGTCTCGGACCAGATCCCCGTGTCGCGGTCCTGCTCCATCAACCGAAACGCCAGTTTGGCGATGGACTGCGCGATGAGAGTGACGCACGCGAAGACGGGCCCGTACGCGACGACATCCGAGACGACGAGTTCCTGGTTCTGCTGCCACGCGCCCGTGTAGGGCTCGCGAACAATGGGATACCAGCCGCGCCCCCCGCCGAGCGGCGACGCGAGGGACGCGGGTTGCGTCGGGCGGATCCCGCTGAGGGCCGCCCGACCTTTCCAGGTGATCTCAACTCCGAGTATCTGCACGACTCGACTTCGGCGCCTCGGTCGCCTGCATCGACGCGGCCGTCGGCGCGGGATACGTCGCCGCGGTCAGGTACTTCACGGCGTTGGTGATCGCCCGTTTCCAGTTCACGAACCGCTCGGCGCGCAACCCGACGAGGTTGTTCTGCCAGAGCGAGACGAGCACGGTCGTCGCCGTGGGCGGGGCATCGGGCGCCGAGTCCATCTGCAGGGAGGCTTCACGCGAGGCGTCGATCGTCACGCCGCCCTCGTCGGCAAACAGCACGAAACTCGGCTGCACCGCGATGATATTCGTGCCCGCGGCCTGACTCGTCACCACGGTGATCCCTTGGATGGATCCGCCGGTCATCCCGAGATCCGGGAACAGCCGTTGTGCACTCGACCCGACCGTGTAAAACGACAAGGCCAGGGCGTTACTCGGCGACATGATGAGCGTGAGTCCTTCGACGGGGATGTTGTTCGTCGCGAAGTGATTGATCAGGCCGAGCACATCCGCGAGAGGGTTCGTCGTCGCCGCCGCGGTCGGCGCCCCATTCGTGATCGACGCGGGATTCACGCCCGCAACGGCCGCGACCGCCGGATCGATGAATTGCGAATCGAGGAACTGCGCGATCCCCGCAATCATGTCCGCCCGCACGAGCGCCTCGGCCGACGGGTTCGACAAGCGCACGAGCTCTTCGGTCAGGACGATGATCCCGGCCGCCTTGCTGATGTCGAGCGAGACCGACGAGAACGCGAGCTTTGTGACGGGTTTCGGCTTCGCCTCCCCGACCCACCCGTACGTGCCGCCGGCCGTCTGATTCGGCACCTTGGTGTTGAACGGCACGCGCCGGAGCCCGGGGATCTTGCCGAGGATCGTCGCCGGGCGCAGGAGTTCGAGGAAGTCGCTCGAGATGTTCTGATTGACGAGCGGCCCGGCCCATGTCGCATCGGTCGTGTTCCCCGCCGCGACCGCGGCCTTGATCGCGAGCGCGACCTCGGGCGTCGTGTCATCCCAGCGTTTCGCGTACTCGGCCGCTTCGAAGCGGTTGCCGTGGCAGACCAGATGCGCGCACACGTAGCGCACGAACTGCGTCCCGGGCGGCACGTTCGCCTTGACCTGAATGATCGGCGTCGGCTTCGGCGTCACGGGCAACACGTCCCGCGGCGGCGCCACGACGATCGGTTGCGCCTTCTCGACGTTGAGCGTCTCCATCTCGCGCAGGCGCCCGAGATGCTCGTCGATGCTCTTCACTTCGGCCTTGAGGCCGTCGTATTCCTCGGTTTGCTTCTCGTCGAGCGTGACGCCGGCGTCGGCGGCCTTCGACATGAGCTCGGCCATCTTCGCGGCCTTCGGGGCGCGGGTGTTACTCCACTGCGTGATTTGTTCGGCGGTAGTCATGGCGGGCGCGGCCTTCAACCGCGCAACAACGGGGAGCGGGCCCGCAACGCCGGGCGAGGTATGGCCTGTCGCGGCCTGGTCGAGCGATCGAATCACGGCGATCGTGGCGTCTTGATTCGCCGGCACCGTGACGAGCGAGAGTTCGAGGATCTCGGTTTTGAGAAAGCGGACGCCGCCCGTCGCGAGTTTCTCGAGGGCCTCGCGGGCGGTGCCGAGCGGTCGGAACCCAATCGACACGCCGCGGATCAACTTGTGCGTGATCGATTGCCAGGCGCGATCGGTCTCGTCCTTGACCGGCCCGGGCTCAGTGACGATCGGGATCTCGGCGACGAACGCGATGCCGTCAGGGGTTGGCCGCTCGAGGCGCGCGATCCCGACAGGCGTTTCCTTGCGGTGATGCAGGAGCAGCGGGAGTTCCGCCGCATACGTCGCGCCGAGCGGTTCGAGGATGTCGCCCAGGCGATCGGGCGTCGGCGTGGTCGCGATCCCGCGAATGCGGCGCGCGGGTTCGTCAACGGACTTGATTTCGAGCAGGGCGTACGCGCGGTCGAGCATGGAGGGTGACTGGTAGGGTAAAGCCCCCAGCCCCCTCAGTTATTTGTTCTGTAGGGAAATTCCTAAGAGTCGGCGGATCGTGCGACTCACACTCTCGCCGCTCTGCGTCGCCTGTTTGACCAACTGGTCATGTAAGGTCGCGGGAACCCAGGCCGTCACGGGCGCGCGAGGCTCCTCCGCTTTCGGGCGGCCGCGCGGTTTCGGCGGGTCGGGTCGGTCCTCCATCGCGCCCTCCTCAAATCAAGTGGATCGCGTAGTCGACGGGCGCCGGCCGCGTCAGATACCCCGCCAGGGCCAGACAGATCGCATCGACCGCGTCAATCTTGCGCGGCGACTTCGCGGCCCCCTTCGTCGGCAAGAGCGTCCCGTCGCGCCGCTGCTCGACGCAGGCGTTCGAGACTTGCCAGGTCAGAAACAGCGTGCCGGGATGCCGCAGGCGCCCCGCCGTGATCCGCGCCGCAAACTCGGAGGCCGGCGCCGTGAACGTGCTCGCGCTCTTGCGGTGCGCCGTCGCCGGATAGCCGTCGTTGAAGAGCGCCCCGGTCATTTGCGCCGCACTGAATTGCTCGAGGACGATCGCCTGCACCGCAAACCGCCGACAGTCGGCCCGCAGGTCGGCCTCGATCCGCGCGTGGTCGATGAAGTTCCCCGGCGTCAGGACGAGCTCGCCCGCCGCGACCCATTCCCGATACGCCGGCACCGCCCGCGCCCGGGCGGTGACGACATCGGCGGGGAGATACCCGCGGACAAACACGGTCACGACGTCGTCGTCACCCGGAAACACGAAGGCGACCGCCGCGATGTCGTCCCGCTGCGCCAGGTCAACGCCAATCCAGCAGGGTTGACCGAGAAACTGCTCGAGCCGCAGCGTCGGGTCCGCGCACCGTGTCCACTCGGCGATCGAGAGCCAGGTCGTCGTTGCGTGCGCCCAGCGGTTACAAATCTTGACCTCGAACTCCCCTTGCAACCCGGGCGTCGCGCGCACGTCATCGCGATACTTCTCGACATACTCGCGTGTCGGCGTCGTCCCGATCATCGGCAACGCCTTCACCCACACCCGATCGTCAGCCCAGTCGTCGAGGTCGTCGAGCGCGTAGATCACCGCGAACACATGCGGCAGATCGAACAGGCCCTCAAGCATCTGCTTCGCCGTGTCGTGCAAGGCCGCCCCGACCGACGTCAGGTCGTACCCCGCGGTCGTCGGTGCAAGCAACAAGGGATCGCGCCGCGCGCCCTGTGCGGACTTGAGCACGTCATGCAGGCCGAAGTCCTGCGCGTGCGATTCGTCGAGCACGATCATCGATGGGTTCAACCCGTCCTGCGTCGAGCTCTTCGCGTTGAGCGGTTTCGCCGTCGCGCCCTGCGGGTCGTACGTGATGCTGTTCGCATACGCGACCAGGCCCGCCTCGCGCAACGCGAGCGACCGCCGCACCATGCGTTGCATGATCCCGAAGACGACCCGCGACTGGTCGCCCGTCGTCGCGCCGCACACGACCTGCGCGCCGGGCTCGTGTTCGTGTAGGAGGTGAAATAACCCGAGCGCCGCACAGAGCGTCGACTTCGCCGACTTGCGCCCGACCTCGATAAACGCCGACGACACCAGGCGCCGCCCGTCCGGTTGCCGGAAGCCGTAGATCGCCGCGAGACAGAACACCTGCCAGGGCTCGAGCCGGATCGTGGGCGTCGCCCAGGAGCCCTCGACGTGCGGCAAGGATTCGACGAACCCGCAGACCTTCGCGACATGCGGGGCCGACCACGGGAACCGCTCACGCATCGCCAGGAACCGCTGCACGGCGAGCGACACCCAGCGACTCACGACGACCTGGTTCGTGGTCACGTCGCGGATATAGGCGTCCAGCATCGCGAGATAGTGCCGGGCGGGTCGCGCTGGCTTCACCCGACGGTGCGGACGGGGTTGTCCGATCGGCGTCCGCTCGCGTGAGGGACGAAAGGTCCCCTTCGCGAGCTTCTCCTCAACGCTTAAGGCCGGCCGCCCGGTTCTCACGGGGCCCCGCGACTTGTGGACGTCCGCCAAAGTCGG